AATTAGTATTCGAAACTGTTTCTGAAAATGTAGTAACTAAAAAAGCTACAAAAGTTAACGAAAGCAAATTAGGTATGGCTTCTAAGCCAACTGGAACTACTGCTGCTAAACCAGAAGTAATTACAGAAGTATCTGATGCGGTTAAAAGAATGCAAAAATTAGCTGGTATTATTTAATTTAATTTAATTTTTTAAAAACTTTATTTATCATGGAAATTAATAACCTATTAGAAAGCGCGAATGGCTACAAAGCCCTTCAAGAAGACGCTAAAAGGTTGGCTGATAAGTGGAATGCTTCTGGATTGCTTGAAGGATTAGATGCAAAAGAATCTAACAACATGGCTATCATGTTGGAAAACCAAGCAAAACAAATCGTAGCTGAGCAATCAGGTACTGGAGGCTCTGCAATCGGACAAGCAGGTGGTGGATCTGAACAATGGGCTGGTGTTGCTCTACCTTTAGTAAGAAAGGTATTTGCACAAATCTCATCTAAAGATTTCGTCTCTGTACAACCTATGAACTTGCCATCTGGCCTAGTATTCTATTTGGATTTCAAATATGGAACTGGCGGATTTGGTAAAACTGCTGACTCAAGCATGTATGGTAATGTATCTGTAGTAAACAAGATGGGTGTAGACGTTGATCCTTCAGGAGGTCTATACGGAGCTGGTGCTTTTGGATACTCAATACCTTCTGCTTCTGCAGGAACTTTCTCTGGAAAAGCTACTGGTTCTTTAACTAGTACGTCTTCTCTAGACTTTAACGCAGACTTAGATCCTGCTGACTTCGCTACTATCTCAGTTGCTACTCCAAGTAACGCTGATGTAGAAGGTGTAAGAGCATTTAGAATCTTATCTGCTTCTACTGATATTACTAACTATCCTGAGTATACTCATATTGACGGTAGTAACGTAGTATTCGTAGTAAAAAGATCTGATATCACTGCTAATGGACAAGCATTATCAGGAGATATGATTTATCACGTACAACCTACTGATAGCACAAGAGGTGATTTTGAGGACAATCCTGCTGGATCAATCAATATCCCAGAAATCAACGTAGAGTTAAAATCTGAAGCAGTTGTTGCTAAGACTAGAAAGTTGAAAGCACAATGGACTCCAGAATTCGCTCAAGATCTTAACGCTTACCACAGCATCGACGCTGAGGCTGAGTTAACATCTTTATTGAGTGAGTATATCTCTATGGAGATTGATCTTGAGATCTTAGATATGTTGATTGGTGGTGCAAGAACAACTGAAAAGTGGTCTGCTGCTAACAACAAAGTATGGAGCGGTACTGACGCAGCTGGTAGCTGGGGACAAAGTGCTTCTGCATTCTACAATACTCAAGGACAGTGGTTCCAAACTCTTGGTACTAAAATCCAAAAAGTATCTAACAAAATTCACCAGAAAACTTTAAGAGGTGGAGCAAACTTCCTAGTATGTTCTCCATCTGTTGCAACTATTCTAGAATCAATTCCAGGATATGCTGCATCAACTGACGGAGATCAGGCTGAATTTGCAATGGGTGTTCAAAGAGTTGGACAACTAAACGGTAGATATAAAGTATACAAAAACCCTTATGTAACTGAGAATACAATCTTAGTTGGATTTAGAGGTGGTCAGTTCCTAGAAGCTGGTGCTGTATATTCTCCATATGTACCATTAATCATGACTCCATTAGTATACGATCCTAATACCTTCACTCCAAGAAAAGGTATCATGACTAGATATGCTAAGAAGATGATTAGACCAGAATTCTACGGTAAGATTTACGTTTCTGATTTAGACGTAGTATAATCTTAATCTAGATAATGGATTGAATTGAGAGGGGCTTTTTTAGCCCCTTTCTTTTTTTATTTACTAGCAATCAACTATTTATTATTATAATAAACGTTTTTTGCTTATGTCATCAAACCACCATACAGACGAGGTCTTCGTCTTAAAAAGAAGACCAAAAGGTCCAATAAAGTTTAATGTAACTCTCAACGAAGAACAAAAGCAAGCCAAAGCATTAATTCTTAGCTCTCCAATCACAGTACTTAAAGGAATGGCCGGTAGCGGTAAAACATTAGTTGCTACCCAAGTAGGATTAGATTTACTCTTTAGAAAGCAAGTAGATAAGATAATCATTACACGTCCTACAGTATCTAAAGAATCTATAGGTTTTTTACCTGGAGATATTAGAGAAAAAATGGATCCATGGTTAGCTCCTATCTATCATAATCTATATATGCTATATAATAAAGATAAAATAGATAAAGAAATAGAAAAAGGAACTATAGAAATAGTACCATTTGCTTTTATGAGAGGTAGAACATTCGTAGATTCATTTGTAATAGTAGATGAAGCACAGAATGTTACTCATACTCAAATGGAAACTGTAATCGGAAGGTTAGGTAGAGGGAGTAAAATGGTTATTTGTGGAGATATAGCTCAAATCGATCTAAAAGACAAAAGAGAAACAGGATTTTCTTTCTTAGCTAGATTAGAAGAGCAAGTAGAAGGCTTTGTAACTCACTCATTACAACAGAATCATAGACATGATATCGTAGCACCTATACTTGATGTATATAAAACGTTTAGAGATTAGGATAACCTTATTACAATACCTTACTATTTATTATAAAACTATACTCTATGGCTAATATAAGTATTTGGAACGGATCTAGCACCTTCTCTTCCGGGCAAACACCTTTCGGCTTCTATGACTCAGAAACAGACTTTGCATCTGATGCTGATAAAGTAGCTTCTTTTTGTGCTACAAGACTAGGATATCCTTTAATGGATGTCGAATTACAATCAGGATCTTTTTATGCTTGCTTTGAAGAAGCTGTAACTACTTACGGTAATGAAGTATTTCAATATAAGATTAGAGAAAACTACCTAAATTTAGAAGGTGCATCTACAGGTAGTGCAGTAAATAATCAATTGATAGAATCAAATATTAATAGATTTGTACAAATAGGTAAAAACTACGGTACAGAAGCAGGAGTAGGTGGTAATGTTACTAAATATTCTGGTTCTTTAGATATAACCGGTTCAGTACAAGAGTATAATTTAGATGCTTGGGCAACAGCTAATAGTATTACAGGTGGTATAGAGATAAGAAAGGTATTTTATGAAGCTCCTCCTGCTATACAACGTTATTTTGATCCTTATGCAGGTACTGGTACAGGTATTCAGTCATTAATGGATGCTTTTGACTTTGGATCATTCAGTCCTGGTGTCAACTTCTTATTAATGCCTGCGTCTTATGATATATTAAAAACTCAAGCGATAGAATTTAATGATCAAATAAGAAAATCAACGTTTACATTTGAATTAGTAAATAATCAATTAAAGATATTTCCTGTACCTATAGTTGATAGTACTTTAATCTTCGAATATTATAAATTAGAAGATAAATCTGCTATAAACTTTAATAATAACACAGGATTAATTACTAATGTAGCTGAAGTACCGTATAATAACCCTTCTTACAATCAGATAAACAGTGTAGGACGTCAATGGATATTTAAATATACATTAGCATTAGCAAAAGAGTTACTAGCTTATATTAGAGGTAAGTATCAAACAGTTCCAGTACCTGGTTCTGAAGCGACTCTTAATCAAGGTGACTTGTTAACTGATGCTAGAGCAGAAAAAGAAGCTTTATTAACTAATTTAAGAGAAATGTTAAACGAAACTTCGAGAGGAGCCCAGATGGAAGCCCAGTCTCAAGAGGCTGACTTCTTAAGATCTACTTTATCTCAAGTTCCAATGACTATACATATAGGATAATGAAATTATTTAGTATCATAGAGCAAATTATGTTCAATACCTATGAAGGTATGGTACGAGTTATGTATAAAGAAGGTGAAAGTGAAAATATGGCTGAACTTTTACGTGCATTACCTGGGGTTACTACCGTAACTAATGCAGGAGCATCATCTGAAATGGGTGCTATGACGTTTAAAATAAAGCTTATTAGTCAAAAAGAAGGAATAGAAGCATTTGATGCATTTAAAAATAACGCTACCTCTAAATATCCTAATATAATTAAGATAGAGATAGCAAAAGAAACTATAGAAGATAAGTAATGCTATTTGGAAGTAACAGAGATTTCGATCTATTAGTAAATATTAATAGAGAATTATTAAAAGATATAGTTGAGCAAGAAATTCTCATCTATAAATTAAGTATTGCTGATACTTCTACCAATTTATACGGAGAAGCATTAGAAAAGACTTATTTAGAACCAGTAAAGTTAAATTGTTTAATAACTAGAGGTGATCAAGTAATAGATATAAACGAATTCGGCCCTGATTTAGGTAGAAATGCTTCATTTGCTTTATTGAGAAGAGATTTAGAAGATATACAACTAGTTCCTGAGGTAGGAGATATAGTAATGTGGCATGAAGACTACTATGAAGTAGATTTAGTTAAGGAAAACCAGTTATTCTACGGTAGAAACAACAATTATAACATAGAACGTGCTGCTGGTCATGGAGAATCTATATCATTAGTATTAGATTGTCACTTAACTAGAGCAGATAGAGTAGGAATCGCAAGACAAAGATTATAATACATGGCTAGAAGAAAAAAACCGGTACCAAAATCGCAAGCAGAGTTATTTCAAAAAGAAATAGATCCGATCCTAGGTACAGGAAAGCCTCCTATACCTAATCTTAAGAAAAGAGAAAATCAAAGATCAATAAAAGGTGACAATGTAAAGAGATTTACAGTAGGACTAAGAGATATAGATGAAACTATAATTTATTACTTTAATAATGTAATAAAACCTACCGTAATGCAGAATGGCTCTAAGATTAATGTGCCTATCCTATATGGTTCACCGGAAAGATGGAAAGCAGTACAGAAAGACGGTTTTTACCGCGATAAAAACGGTAAAATACAAGCTCCTCTTATTATGTTTAAAAGAGATACTGTTGATAAAAATAGATCCTTAGGTAATAAAGTAGACCCACACAATCCTATTAACGTTGGTATATACAAAAAGCAATTTTCTAAAAAAAATATATACGATAGATTTAGTGTAATTTCAAATAGAAATCCTATAGATGAATATTACGGTATAATTGTACCTGAATATGTTACTTTAACTTATTCTTGTATGATTTTTACTGATTATATAGAACAAATGAACAAGATAGTAGAAGCTATCAACTATGCCTCAGATGCATATTGGGGAGACCCTGAAAGATTTAGCTTTAGAGCAAAGATAGACTCATATTCTACGACTACTGAACTATCTCAAGGGCAAGATCGTGCGGCTAAGACGAATTTTACATTAATAATGAATGGACATATAGTACCTGACAGTATAAATCAACAATTAGCTGGGATGAATAAATATTATTCTAAATCTTCTGTTACTTTCGGATTAGAAGTAGCAGGTACTTTAGAAGAATTAACAGCTAAATCTAGAACCGCTGAGGCAGATAATGATTACAGATTCTTTGATCAAGGTACTTTAGGAGTACAACGATTCGGTATGACAACAGATCAAATAAATTATGTAGGTATTAATAATACATTTTTTGCAGACTTTGTTACCTCAACCACAGCTGTATTTAATGATAAACAAATTGTTAACCCACCACCAGGATTTTCTTCTGGTCAAGAAAGATTTTCTTTGTTTATTAACGGGCAGTTTGTACCAGCTGGGAATTACTCAGTAAATACTAGTGGTAACAACGTAGTAGCAGTAATTTCAACCGGTCAAACAGAGTTTACATTAGACTCTGGTGATGAAGTAGTAATAACAGGTAAAATAAAGTAAGATGGCTTTAATACAATGGAAACAGATTGACTCCTACCTATCAGGCTCGAAAGAGTTAACAGGTAGTTTATTTGTATCTGGTACTATTTCTGCAGATGAATTCATCGGTATAGACCCAACCAGTATATTTACAGGTTCAATATCAGCTTCAGTATTTCCAGGTGGTAATGTATTTGTAGTTAGTAGTGGTAGTGAAAATTTAGTTGCTATAGATGCTAACGGTAATATGGTCGTTGAAGGATCAATTACTGCACAAGAGTTTTATACAGAAATAGTTAGTGCATCTATAATATTTGAATCAGGTTCATCTCAATTCGGTAATACTTTAGACGATACCCATAAATTTACCGGTAGTTTATTTGTATCTGGATCGGATGGACATCAAATATCTGGATCTTTACATGTACAAACAGGTAATACTGGTTCTACTGCTATCGTTTCAAATAATACAACAGTAGGTTACCCAAGTTCTAATACATGGCAAAATAATTTAGGAGGTTCTTACTTTAATAACTTCGATCATGATACTCATATATCAGAAATATTAAGATTCATGGCAGGAGTTATGAGTTCTTCTTTAGATGTTGCTGATGCAACTCCTAATACTAAGACTTGGGGTAGTGTTTCTACCTCTCATACACAAGGTTCTACCGTAAGTAAAAATAGTTTATTTAACGGAGTACTAGGAAGTACGTATCAAACAGCAAAACTATCTAGAAATTGGTATGATTCTACAAATATAAATATATCTTTAACAGGGTCCTATAAAGAAGTACAAGAATACTTAATATTAAAAGAATTTTTAACTAATGCTGAGACTGGATCAGGAGGATTTGATAAAGATACAGGTACAAATCCTTTTAGTGATAATTACGGTACAAGAATTCCTACTAACATAGTTACTGAAGGAACTTTTAGTACAAATAACTTTAATATATCAGCAAATGCAGCAGGTTCTTCTACGACTTTCAGTAATGCTAACTATTTTGGGTTAGGAACTTTGACTAATGGAGGTCCGACTCCATACGATGTACGTATATTTGCTACACAATCGTTCAGTGATAACTATAGTGATACAACACCTGATGCTAATTCAACATTTTCATCAGCATCTATCTCAAATTATAATATATCAAGTTTTGGTACTTCAAATGGTTTAATTTTATCAAAAATACTTACTTCTCAACCAGCTGTTATACCTTCAGCTTATCAAGATGGAGATTTCAATAATGTTTCCGGCCCTGTAAGCGGAAGAAAGTATACCGGTAATGCAACAGCAGCAAATAATATATCTGCTTCAGGATATTATAAAGTACATGACGTAAAAGTAGGACTACAAACTGGTTCTATGTCTGATTATGAATTTAAAAACGGTAGTGATAGTAATACTACTTTTTATTTATATACTGGAGGATTGCCAACTGACATAACAGACGGTGTTAAAACTGCAGCAGTTACTAATTTAGAATTAAACAGAACAGCATTTACTGCAACTTCTAGATCTTTATCAGGAGCTCCTTATTTACTTACCACTACTTATAATTATACTTTCCAAGGAGATGGAAATAATAGTTTTGATCCTGCATATGGGTACAGCACTAATCCTTTAACAGTTTCAAGGCCAACTAATACTTGGGCTAATATAGGCGGTAGCAGTTTAACTAACGGAACAGTATCAGTTACAACTGCTGGAGTACAAACAAGCACAGCTAATGTAAGAGGAGTATTCGTAAATAATAAATCATCAATTAGATCAGTTGGGGATATACCTGCTATCGATGATATTTGCTTTTTAACTTCTTCTTATAGTTTTTCTTTAAATAGTAATCAAAGTAATACTTTACAGACTAGAGCAGCTCAAGAAAGTCAAACTTATTCATTAGTATTTAGATTATCTAGTAGAAATTGGAAAGGTACCGCAGTAACATCCGATTCAGCTACACAGTCTTTTTATAATCCTACTTTATTTGGGCAAGGTATAACTACTAAAATGGCTATTTACAGTAGAGCACAAGGATACGATGCAAGCAGTTTAACAGGAACTACAGAAGATTTCTCAGGAGAAGATCATAGAATTAAAGTTAATAATAATGTATTAGGGTTTAACGGTGAGTCTTTTACTACTAATACTTTCGATATAAGTAATGTATTAGGAAACTACGACCTACAGGTAAAACCAGGTTATTTAGTAGATCCTGGAGGAGATTATGGATACTGGTTTGCTGAAGATTATGGCTCAGGTACGTATAAGTTTTATATAAGAAAATTTAGAACAAGTGGAGCTAAAACTTCTATGACTGTAAACGTAGGTAAAACGTTAGTCAACTGGGATTCAACTTCTAACGGTGTAGCAGCAGCAATACTATATAAATCTAGTGCAAGCGGTAGTGGTGTTAATGCAACTTTATCTACTGCTAGAATATATGATCCTACTGAAACTAACTCTAACGTAATAGCATCAGGAGTAACAGCAGATTATTTTAAAAATCCATTTTCAGATAATTTGGATTTATACGGAAATATAGGAGGTAGTGT